GTAGCTAATATACCTTCAACTAATGGGTTACCAGATACTCTATCACGAGACTCATTAAGCGCCTGTGGTGATATAGTAAATGGGGTAACTTCTATAAGTAATGGTTTCATAATTATTTTAATTGCTCTCTAATCATTGTTCTAACCAAAGAAATCAATTTAAATTCTCTTAGTAATTCTGCTTCTAATGCTTTAATTTTTGCTTCAATTTCAGCTTTATGTTCGTCGTTTTTAGCTAACATTAAGTCATGTTCTAAATCAGCTATTTGATCGTAAACTGCTTCGTTTTCATTTAATCCTTCTTTTACATTTAAATTATTAATTTCGTCCCAAGCATCATTACTTACCGATATCACCTCTTTAGTACCATCATTATATGTAACACTATATGATTTATCTCCGTTTTGTGTAGCTGTTTTAACTGATTTTCCATTGATATTGATAAGACCTTCTTGCAACTTCATTGTTTTTTCAGTACCAGGTGTTTTCATTTTTTTAACACCAGCCGAGTTTTGAGGAGTTGTAGTCATTTCTTTAACTTTTTTAGGCATTGAAGTTTCTGCTTCTTTATCACCTAATGAGTCTTGAACGTTTGATTTTGGTTCTTTAATTTTCACTTCAGTATCTAAATCACCATATCCTGATGATTTAAATTTACCTTTAGGTTCTTTTGGAGTACCTAAACCTGGGGCTTCGGTAGTAAATCCTAAACCTTTTTCACCAAACATACCATCTTTAGTATAGTGTAAAATATCTTTGCCTAAGTTTTTAACAACCATAGCTTTAATTTCATCACCTGTTTTATCGTGGTTTTTTGGATCTTTTAACTCAGCATAAAATCCTTTCATGATTTCATTGAAGTTAATATTATCAGCATTTTTCATGTCTACGTTATCGTAAGCATGTTTTTGAGTATCAATAACACCTTTAGATGTTGTTTTTTCTTCTGCTTTAACTTCTTCAGCTAATATTTTTTTCCAATCGTAGATATCAAATCCTTTAGTAACAACATTAGTTTTTGATTCACTGATGATTTGTTTAGATTTTAATACGTTTGTAACTGTATTAAAATCAGAATATTGATTAAAGTGTTGAGGAAATAATGTTCTAGCTTGTTTTAAAAACTGAGCTTTGTTTCCTTTACCTTCGTTAATTTGGTTGTAGTGTTCTTGTAATGTTGCCATTTTATTTTTTGTCTTTAAATAATGTTATTAAGTCGTTTAAATAATCTACTGCTAAATCCGTACCATATTTAATTTTAAAATCAGGAGACATTTTATAGTACTCCATAGTTTCCGTTTTAGCTTTTTTTAGTAACGGAAGTAAAGTATTTATCTTATCTTCTATTTTATCAAAATCTGTTATTCTAGTATCTACAAATTGTTTTAAAGCTGGGTCTGACAGATTTAATGAATCAACATATGCCTGTGAAGATTCTTCATTTTCTTCTAATTTTTTAGTCCATAAATCTTTATGTTCTAATCCTTTAGCTTGTTTATGTAATTTTTTAGCATCAACTGGTTTCCAACCTAATTTATAGTAATAAATGTTTTTAGCACCTTTAGCTTTTTTGTTTGGGTTAAATGCGTATTTGGTAGCATAATTAGCACCTTCACCTGGACTAAATGAACCAGCACCTGCACCCGCTCCAGTAGCACTTTCTTCTTCTAATGCTTTACGTACAAGATCTCTAACTACATTTTCGTCTATTACTTGAAGCATTTTATATTGTCTAGGATATTCTCTTCGAATATGAGTTCTAAATGTATTATATAAAGTATTAAACCATCTACTCACTTCCATTAATTTAGGATCTTTTTTAACTTCATCGTATGTTATAAAATCTTTAAGGGCTTTATTAAGTTCCTTAAATCTTTTGTATACTAATGCATAGTCAGCTTTGTATTTAACGTCCCAAGAAATCCTACCAGTTTCCGGGTCGGTTTCAGGTTGAGTAGTATCAAATCCAGTTATTTCTTTATCTTCCATTAGTTAAATGTAGTTCTTCTAGTAAGTCACAATATTGAAGTAAATTTACTATTTGATCGTTAGTTACTTTATCATTTTTACCTAATTCAACTAGTAATGTTGTTGCTACCTCGTTAATTTTAATTTTAGTAACTTTATTTTTAGTTGTTTTGTTTAATGTAACAAGTTCACTTTTAATTTCGTTAATTTTACTATTGTAAAATTCTTTTAATTTACTAGTGTTATCTACATTGTTAATGTATTCTTTAAGAATAGATTTTTTATTAGCATTGAAATCAGCATACTTATCGTTAAATCTTTCTAATAAAATTTTATAAGCTAAAATACGAGTATCTTTATCTTCCTTAGCAAATTCATTCATGAATGTATCTGTTGGTTTAACAGATTTAGTAGCTGCAGATAAATGTTCTAATAATACTAATTTATTAGTTATTGTTTGTTCGTGAGATGCGTTTTTACTATCGCTATATGACTCAATTAACGTATAAATTGCAGCCTGAGATTTGTAATTTGGAAGTTTAATTTTAAAAAATTCTTCTAAATTATAATGTTTTTTAATCTCATTAATTAAATTGTACTTTTGTTTTTTAAGCGACGTACGATTTAATTGTTTAGCACTTTCTAGTACTGTATTAATTATAAGTTCTGCTTTACCTTCTGATAAATTAGTGCGCTTAAGTAAGCTGTCATATAATTTATATTCACGGCCCAATTCTGTTTTACTAAAGTGTTTCTTTAGTATGTTAGTTGCCTCAGAATTTTTACCAGATAATGTATCTGCTGTAATCTGTCTAACTAACAATTCGAATAAAATGCCCGTGTTTTTGTACTTAGAATGTTTTATTAGCATTTAAAATAGTTATTTTTGTTATAAATATATAAGGAAATATTAATCTCGCAAGTTGTTTTCGTCAAGCAACGATTCTTTAGCTTTATCAGTTTGGAATACTAATTTTTTATCTAATTCAGTTATGAATTGTTTATTTTTTAGATATGTTGTCTGAGAGCTTTCATTGATTCTACCATTATAATTTTGCTGGTCATCATTTTTCATTGAGTCTCTGCCTAATCTATCTTTACCAAACACATTATCTTGCGTATTAATATTTGATACTTTTTTCTCAGGACGTCCTAAAGTAGCATCATCTCCATATCCAGCTGGTACATTTCCTGGGTCAGATATTGTTCTACCTTTACCATATAATGAAGCTAAATCATGTGGTGTACCATAAGATTTACCTGTTTCTAATGGATCATTACCTTCTTCAGTTACTTGGCCTAATCTGAATTTACGTTTAGCATCTTGTAATATTAAATCTCTATATTCATCAAATTGATCTTCACTAAAGTGGAATACATTGTGGTAGATCCAATCAGTTGGTAACAATTGAGCTTCCATAATATTTTTAGCTAAATCAACTTTTTCTTTCATTAACGCAATACGTTCTTGATCGTAAATAATTGATGGAGTAGTTAATGAAATCTCAAAATTAGTTAATGATTCACCTGTGAAGCCTTGAGTGTATAAATGTACTAATGCTATTTTATTTAATTCAGATAATATAATACGTTGGATTCTATCAATTGTACGAGCGAAACGAATGTCTTCAGCTGCTAATGTTGCTTTACCAGTTAAATCTTTTTCGTAACCCATAAATGCTTTAGGTACTTTAAGGGCAGCAAATAGTTTATCTCTTAAATATTCAACATCCTTAATACCATCATAATCTAAACCTTTAGTAGTTTCAATTTTAGTTGATGTATCGTTACCACGAACCGGAATATAAAAATCTTCTAACATGTTTTGCATGTTGTATTTTAAGTTATATTCACCAGTTTGATGATCCATGTATGGAGTTTTCTTCATTGTAGTGATTGTCTTCTTCATAAAGTTTTCTACTTCATTTGGAGGAATAGCTCCTACATTGATATAAAATACACGTTTTTCTGGTGCGCGAGAAATTCTATGAATTAACATAGCATCTTCCATTAACGTATATTGTTTAAATAACTTACGAGCAGGTTCAAGATATGAACGACCATAAGGAAGGTAGTTAACATCAGTTAATAACCTAAAATGAGCCATTTCAAAATTATCAAATGTAATTGCATTTTCGTTATTATATTGTTGGTTTGGAACTGTAAATTGTCCTGTGCCTCCAACATAACCATCTGGGCTGAATACGAATCTTATTGCTTGTGGATTTTCTTTGTCATAATTCTCTTGACGCATGATGTGGTATGCCGTATAAGGAATAACATTGTATACTCCAAATTTCTCTGAAATGTCTAATTTTAAGAAAAAATCTCCATATTTACACATTTGTCTAACCCATGACCACATGTTAAATTCTATATTTAAAACGTCATAAAATAAGTTGTATAATATTTTTTGTACATCTTCATCTGAACTACGAATTTGTAATACTTCACCCATTTCATTTTTTAATGAACATTCATCTGCAATAATATCTAATGCTGAAGCGATAATAGCATCAGTATCCATTACATCATAATCAGAGTATAATTGGGCTCTTAAGTATTGGTAGTTAACATTTAACTGTTGGCCATAAAGTGAGGTAGCATTTTGAGAATAAATTCTACTATATTTATCACTTAATGAGTTAGTTTGATATTGACCACTATTTTGAATAGAGTTAACATCAACTACTTTAATGTCGTTTCCGCCTTCATTTCGGATAATTACATCCGTTGAAAATAATCTTTTTAGTCTTGAAAATATGTCTGTATTTGCCATTTTTTATTTTTAAAGTAACCAAGAGATATCTTCATTTTGGTTGTTACCTACAATCATGGAATACGGATTATCCTTTCCCGATGCGAAGTAAGCCCCTTGTTGTTGATTTGGTCTTGATATATTGTTTATTGCTGCTTTAGTTAATTCTATTCCTTGTTGTTTATTCTTTAATGCTGTGTCTCTAACGTACATTGCTATACTATAAGACATAACTAAATCGTCATTGTATCCTGATTGTGCTTCTGCTCTTCCGTTTCTCCAGATAAATACTTTCATTTCTTCTATTAAACGTTTTGATCTAAGTATAACACTATGATCACCAAAATATTCTCTTCCTTTATTGATTAATAATGGACGAGTTCTTAATGACATAGTAAAACCGGGTGTTAATTTAGATTGATCTTCATATTGACTAAGATACGAATCAGAAGCTGAAGAATCACCCTTAGATGAATAATATAGATTTCTGTACCCTCTTTCAATAATTGAATCTAATGTTGACCAACCAATATTTGCGTTTTCAACTACTAACATTGCTTCGTTGTATTCGGTTGCTATACCTACTAACATATATCCAAATTCTTTAGGGGATATTTGTCCTCTATATTCAGCTACTTGTGCGTTAGTTTCTAAATCGAATATATGGAATGCGGAATAATCCTTTCCATCTCCTCTAGCAACGTCAGCTGATACTATATAATTTCTTGTATAATCTGGTGATTCCCATATCCATAAGTTTCTGTCTACTCCTCTTCGTTCCATTGGATCGACAACATGAGTAGTACTCATATATTCAAGATGTTCAGGATAGTATACTACATCACCTGATGTTGTAAAGTCGCAATCACATTCTTGAGCTGCTAATCTAGGATCACCTAATTTTCTATCTTGTTCTTTTCTCCAACTTTCATCTCGTTCTGGATGTACATACCAAGGTAATTTAATTGGTAAAAAGTCATTGTTTTGAGATTCTGCTTCAACCCATGTTTTATGGAACCAGTTACCTGTACCAAATGGAGTTGACAATACAATTGCTCCACCACCTGTAGCTAAGGTTTGTTGAGCTGAAGCCCAAATTGGTTCAATGTTTTCAATAAACGCAGCCTCATCTATTATTAATAAAGATACGGCTTCAGATCTACCTGCATCACCAGCTGCTGATACAGCTTTTACTTGTGATCCATTAGTTAATCTTAATGTTAATTTGTTATTTTCTTCATGTGGTACTCTTAACCATGAGGGTAAATTGTCATACATGAATTTTACTTTAGTTACCATATTTTTAGCAGTTTCTTGCTTGGTAGCTAAACAAAGTACGTTTTTGTCTTTATGGAAAGTCATTAACCATAAAGAATATCCTGCTGCTAATGTTGATATACCTAACTGTCTAGATTTTAGTACTATAGAATATGGATTATCTTTCCATAAATTTAATACTTTATCTTGAAATGGATATAAATTGAATATAACTCGTCCTCTTTGAGGATGTTGGATATTACAGTACTTACGCATAAAGTGAGCAGGATCTTTTGCACACTTAATGTATTCGTCTCGTATTATCTGTTTTAAATCTTGACTCATAGGGTCTTATATACTCCGAATAATAGAGATGCTACACCTATTGTAATAATTACTCTTTTACTCAGTTTTTGTTTTTTAAATTGTTTCTTAAATAAATCAATTTCCTCATCTTTATTTAAAAGAAGTTGATCGTATTTACTTTCATTTTGCATGTATAATGAAATAGTAGATTCTTTTGATTTAATATCTAAACTTTGTGTATTTGAAATGCGTTTTAATATAGATACAGAATCACGAGCAATACTTAATTGAGATTTTGTATAATCAAAATCCGTCTTCATAAGCAAAGCATGTTTTAATGTGCTACAAGGAACACAACAGCTATCTTTATTTAAAGATGTCTGTGAACTCACTAACAACGGCAGTGTTAGAAAGAGCACTAATGCGACTATGTTCTTCATTATATTTTTGTTTATTTTTTTCAGCAACATATTTTAAATTAGCTAATTCTTTTTTATCTGCTTCTACTTTAAGTTTATAAGTATTAGACAATGAATCTAATCTTAAAATTTCTACTTTATTCTGTTTAATACCTAATATTAATGAATCATTTTTACGATGAAGTTCATTAATTTGGTCTTCAAATTTATTTCCACTAGGTTTGAAATATTGGAATACTATAACAATAACCAATAAAACTATAATAATAAAATAAAATTTATTTTTCATTACATTACGTCTGAAACTACATCTTTTAAACTAACACCTTTATCTTTAAATAATTTTTTAACATCTTCTCTTGCGATTAATTGTTTTAAAATTTTAAAGTCGTCTGACGCTACTCGTTTTGCAGCTGGTAAGTTTTTAATTTTTCCTACTTTTGCTGCTATACCTGCTTTAAGTTTAGTATATTTTTCTTCGTCTTCAGGAGATAATTTTTTAGCATTTGATTTTCCACCTACTACTTTTTCAGCTTCTTTATCTGCTGCTTTAATATCCATTGCTTTAGGTTCTTCTTCAGTTGAATCTTCTTCCTCTTCTGGTTTATAGTATTCATCGTCAGCTGCAATCAATTCATCATCATCTACTTCTTTATCTTCTGGGTTGTCAGTTACTTTTGGAATACCAAGATTTGCTAAATCATCTTCAGGTGTAATTTCTTCTGGTTCAGCTTCTACTTCTTTTGGAGCGGGTCCTGAAATAGCGCCTAATTCCATAAGTTCTCTCATGATTGGATTTAATTGAGATGGAGCTTTAATACCTACAGCTACCATTATTTCTTTTGGTGTTACACCTGCATCGCCTGCTTCTTCAATTTTATTTAAAATTCTTTCAATTATACTACCTGCGTATGCGCTTTTAATAGCAGCAAAATTAGCACCAGCTTTAATACTACTACCTTTACGAGCCAATTCAGATATATCACCTTCTTTAATTTTTTGATTCTTAGTAGTATTTATTACAGCTTTAGTATTAGAATCTTTTTTTAAAGTATCAATACTTTTTTTACCTTCTACTGAATTAACGTCTATATTAGCTATAGAATCTTTTCCTTGTGAGTCAGTATATTGCACCGTGTCTTCGGATAATGTTAATTCATTAATAATTTCAGTACGAACGTAGTTATATAAATCTTTGCGTTTCATTTATGTAGAGTTTTATTATAAATATTACAAATTTAAATAAGATTGTATTTGTCTGATTCTATCCTCGTTAGAACCCGTTATAATACCGAAATTTTGGATACGGTCTAAATTCAAAGAACATAAATGTTTAATTGTTTTATCTATTTGTTTACGATATTCAGCATCTGTAGTGCGCACATTATTATCTTCAATACTTACACCTGATGGACTAACATAAAATATCCAATCATATTCATCAATAAAACGTGAAGCATATTGCTCAAATCCATTTTTATCTGCGATATCAATTGATTGAGCATTAAGTGTAAATGCCATAACATCTATTACGGTTCTATCCGTTATAACGTTTGTTTGAATTAATTCACTGCATCTTTCTGCTAAGAATACTGTTTGTCCCTTTAATGTACTGTCTGTATTTAAAGGTATACCTAAATCACGTAAATATTTACTACGCTCAGTAGCAAAATTATAGTGTTTAAATTCTGGTAATTCTTGTAATGATTTTACTAATGTGGTTTTTCCAACCGAGACTGTTCCTGTAAATCCTATTTTCATAACTTTTGTTTTTATAAATATACAAATGAAGGCTTGGTAATCCAAGCCCTCTAATTTATCTACCTCTTCTTAATACTCCACTATCTACTAAACGTCCTAGTGGTGGATTAATTTCTTGTGATGTTTTGTTTTGTCTATGTTCCTCAGATAATTTATCTAATAAATCCATAAGTAAAATACCAGTTTCACCTGCATCTTTAATAGCTTGGATTGCATTACCTATCCACTTAAATCTTTCAGTTTGAGCATATGAACTGATTAGCGCATTTGCTTTTGTCATATCTCCAATTGTATAAGATTGAGCTGGACGAGCCATTTCCTTTAATTGTTTTTGTACAAGGTCTTTAAGGTTTTTCATAATTTATGTTTAAAAATTTTCTATAAAATCTGGGTAATCGTTATCTTCCATGAATATAAATATTACGAAAGTAAAGCTTCTGCAACATAAATTCCATGTAGTGCTGAAATATATATACCTCTTGCTCCAGCTGCATCACCTTGTAAATGAACATTGGGATATTGAGGTAACGATAAGTTAGCTTTATTTAATAAAATTTCGTTGGTTAAAAATTTTACTTCAGGACAATAAAATATATAATTATCATTTATCCCAAATGTATTATTTAAATCTTCTATAAATTCCATTATATACTCAGCATATTTTCCGAATCCCGTTTTGAATTTATCTAATGATATTTTATATCCAGGGACTTTTTTTCCTTGATCTGTTAATGATGGTTCTCTACCTATAGGAGAGTAATATGTTGCCACCCCTTCATTTTGAAAAAATTCTACTAATTGTTTACTAAATACAAACGGATCTTCAATACCACGAGCCTCTAATAAAATTCCAAAATTAGTTAATCCATTTTCTTTATTTGGGTCTTTATGGGCATGACCATTAAAACTTTTCATCCCGTATGTTTCTTCTTCAGCTACAAATGCTGCGAAATTATTTGTACAAAATGAACGTGCGCTATCCTCTCCAAATTTCTTATATAGTTTAAAATCGTAAGCTATTTTATTTAATTCTTCAAAATATTTTCCATCAGTTTCATATCTAACTCCGAATTGTGCTGGTTTAGGTATTGTCTCTAAATTATATTTATTTATTAATTTAGTAAGTAAATCCATTCCTGATTTACCAGTTCCAATAATTAAAGTATCATATTTAATACGATTATGTCCTGTATATATTTCATTACGATGCAAATCAATATTTGTTATTTCAACATTATATGTTTGGTTTACACCACACTGTTCAAAGTATTCGAATATGTTTTTTACTTGTTGTTGACCATAATCTGTACCTAAATGGTAACATGGGGATTGTCTTAATTCAAAAGGTGAATCTTTTATAAATTGGGGTTCTTCAACTGGTTCTGTGTACATTATTTTAGAAGATTCTGGGTGGTACTCAACTATATAGTCATATAATTGTTTAGATAATTTTTCAGCATATTCTTTATTGGTACAGTAATTTGGGAAGAATATACCTCCTTGATTAAATGAAGGAATAACTTTAAAGTCACTCCAAGTACCAGCTCCACCAGCTCCATTCATTACTTCTTCAGGTTTACGAGTATGAATATCATTTCCCTTATCAATTATATTAATTAAATTTCCAGGGTATCCATTTTTTAAAAGATGTAGTACTTGATATTGAGTAGATACACCCGCTCCTATGATTACGATTTTTTTATTCATATTGTAAATATAAGTTATTTTATTAAGTAAGCCAAATTATTTTATTTTAGAGGGACGGATTTTCCAATTATCTAAATATTTTAATTCAATCTCTTCTTTACATTTAGATGTTACATTATTGGGGCTAATTGACAATTTAATAGAAGCTTCAGTACATGAACTATATATTTCTCCGGTTTGGACATTTTGGATTTTTTTACCTAATTCTCTTTTAAATTTTTTATCGGCCCATATTTTAGTCATTTTTTCACTTTTTACACGTTTAGCATCTTCAGGATATATAAAAGATTTTCTTTTTACACCTACCTTACCATTCAATCCCTCTAAAACACAATTATGATGTTCTATCCAATATCGTTCTCTTTCAATAAGTTTAGTTTTATCACATTCTTCTATTATTTCAAATTGATGATAAAACCATCCATATTTTTTAAAAGATAGATATAGTGATGGTTGACCTTTACAGCGATGATTTATATAATATTCCCATCTAAATTCTATATCTGTTGATTGTCCAATATATATTTTTCCTTCAGGGTTTGTTATTTTATATATTCCTATTTTTTTCATAATATTTATTTATTATAAATATATGTAAAAAGGAGTAGTAACCAATAATGGCCACTACTCCTTTAACTTTGTTATATTCGAACACGCAATGAATGTGTTCTGTAAAATTTATTTCTTTTTAAGTACTTTCTTTAGAATTGAACCTGCAACGCGCTTTCCTGCTTCTTCTGAACCATATTCTTTAGCTGCTGCCTTTTCAATCTTTTCAAATCCAGGACCTTTTTTACCAATATCTGTTCCTTTTTTAAAACGAGCTTCTTCAACTTTTTCATTATACTCAGTTTCTGAAATAACACCCGCTAATTTTTGCATGTGTAAAAATGATTCATTCATATCACCATCATACATTGCTTTATCAATATCTGCAAATGAAATACGATTTCCTTCTGCATCATACATTCCTTCTTCGTTTGGAGTACCATCAGCATCAAATCTTTCTTCATCATCATCCATCCCTTCATATTTCATTCCTTCAGTTTCCATTTCTTCTTCCATTTCTTCGTTTTCTTCTAAGTCAACTGCAACTTCATCAACGATTTCTTTTTCTTCTTCTACTTTAGGAGTTTTATCAGCTTTAGATTTAAGTTTTTCTAACATTTTTTCGTATTTAGTTAAACTTTTTTCTAATACTTTGATTTCACTGGTGATTTCTTTCATTTTGCCTTTATCAAGCATATCATGATAAGCTTCATCGATGCCTTCCATAGCAGCCATTTTCTTGCGTTTGTCAATAGCTTCTTGAGTTTTACTCATTTTAGCTTCCAAAGCAGCCATATTACCAGCTTCATCAATTTCACGGATATATTCAGTAATCGATTCGCGGATTAGTTGTCTTAATTTACTCATTTTTATGTTGTTTTAAATGTATTTTATTATACATATATTAAATTTTGTATTTCCATATGAAACCATTACTTGTTTTTGATCTTCCGTTTAAAGCATTACATATGTGTCCTTTTTGGATATTGTATGAATTTGCTGCTTCTTGAGTAGATAGCCATTCTTTAATAAAATTTCCATCTAAATTATATTGGACAATGGGGATTGATTTGGTTTCTTTTAATTTATTTCTATGTTGAAAAGTTCTATTGCAATTAATAGATTTACCTTTTTTTGATTTAGATATTTTTTCTCCTACATTTTTTGGTCTTTTTTTACCTATAGACGATTGACTTATTTTTAATCTAGTTTCTTTGGAGTGAATTTTACCTAGCATTGATTTTGATTTTTTATCTTTTGATTCTTGAGAAAAAAATTCAGGACCACCCCCACCTTTTTTATTTTTATTTACTACTTCAAATCCCCAAGCAATAAATTGTTCTATCCAATATGTTTCAAGTGGGCCCCAATCTTTTCTATTGAAACTATTTATTTCATCTATAATAGTATAAACAATTTGATCACCGTATGTTTTTTTATGATTATATTTTCTTGAGTTTATAGTTTTACCTATGTAAACTCTATTTGGATCTTCATAACAATTTTCAACTAGATATATTTTAGTAACTTTCTTCAATTTTTATTTTTAATAATGAATTTCCTTTTATTACTCTATGCCATGACCCCGCCGGTATAAATATATTAACCCCTTCATTAAGTTCCAAAGGGAGTTCATTTTCTCTTTGAAAATACCAACCTTTACCTTCTAACACATTTATATTTCTTGAGTGGAGATCACGATGCCACATTAATTCGATTGGGTCGATGTTTTCATCAAATTCACGAATAATGTATTTATCAGTAACCTCTATGTCAGTGTATGGTTTAGTATCCTTCTTCTTCATCTTCATCTTTTGCTGGTTCCATATAATTTAGAGCCCAACGTTTTTGAGATGATGTTAATTTATTATTAATTATATTCTCAATAAATTCAACAAATGCTGCTGCATCGTCTTCTCTATATAAATTAGCTAAAAATAATTCGAATGCTATTTTATCACGAACATTAGCACTATTATATAATGCTTCTAATGCTTCTTGAATATGTGTACCGAAAGCAAAATCTTCTGGTTCATATTCTAATTTATCTGTAGCAGCTACTGTTGCTTGATTTTGTTCTTTACTTTTAGTAAATCCTTGTAATGATACAATTTCATATAAACCTTTAATAATTTCATGAACTAAGAATGGAAATATTAAACCAGTTGCTCTGATTTTTAATTTGCCTTCTTCTTCATCAAATTCAGCTTCTGATTCTCCACCTTTGTCTCCACCACCAGCACCGCCAGCTAACATAGCTAAAAACATTGCTATTGCTTCTTCATCATGGAATATACCAAATACTTTCTTTAATGTTTCACCATATTTGTCTACACTATTATCTATACCAGCTAAAGTTTCACTATAGCTATCTAATAAATTATTAGGAACTTCATTTAAGAAATCCATAAATGGTTTATCTAAAGCACCTCTAATTGAAGCACCTTGAGTAATAGCGTTTATAAGTCTTCTTTTAGCTATTTCATCATTCATTATCTCTGTAGATGGTAAATCAATTGATGGAAATTCATCTTCTTCTTCTGGAGGTGAAGATGGAGGTAATTGATCATTACCTAATGACGCTTCTATCTCAATACCGAATTCATCAATAACAGGATACATTTTTTTAACCATATCTACAGCTAATTTTTCTAATGCTGCTCTGTGAGGTGCTTCATCTTGAGCTAATTGATCTATCAACACTTTAGAGCGTTGAAGGATTTTCATTAACTTATCATTACCAAGCATTCTTTCTCTTGATGAAACGCTTTTGCCTTTTAGATTTTGAATAGTTTCTGGGTTTTTGAATATATCCTTATATTGTGCTTCGTTCATTATTTCTTTTTTAATAATTTATATTTTTTTACAATGTTTGCTATTCCTTTAGATACAGCTTCATTTGCTTTTGCTTTAGGTTTTGTTTTTGGATTAGTATCGGGATTAGGATGAAGAGGATTTTTTTTCTTTTTTTCTTCTTCTTCTTTTGTTTTAGGTTTAGTAGGGGCTGGAGCTACTTCAGGAGATTTTTCAGCTAATATAGCACGTAATTCTTCTTTAATAATTTGTTTTAGTTTATTAATTTTCATATTTTCTTGTATTTGAGGTTTTTTAAATTTATTTTTAT